GCATGGCTTGAACGTGTCTGGGCTTGTGTTCGACGAGATCCACGCCCAGCCGAACCGTAAGCTTTACGACGTCCTGACCAAAGGCTCCGGCGACGCGCGCGAGCAGCCGCTGTTCTTTATCATCACCACGGCTGGCACCGACAAGAACAGCATCTGTTATGAGCTGCATGCCAAGGCGCTCGACGTGAAGGCTGGACGAAAATCAGACCCTTCATTTTATCCTGTCGTTTACGGCCTCACGGAAGAGGACGACTGGACGGATGAGGACAACTGGTACCGCGCGAACCCCTCTCTCGGACACACTATCACCATCGACCGTGTGCGTGAAGCGTACAAGAACGCGATCGACAATCCAGCGGAGGAAAACGTGTTCAAGCAGCTCCGCTTGAACATCTGGACTTCTGCTACGGTCTGCTGGATACCGGAACACATATATGATCGGGGCAACCTGCCCGTCGACATGGACGAGTTGTACGGGCGCGAATGCTATGCCGGACTTGACCTTTCAAGCACCTCGGACATTACGGCGTTCGTCCTCGTATTCCCGCCGCGCAGCGACGCGGAGAAATATGTGGTGCTTCCGTATTTCTGGCTGCCGGAGGATACCCTTGACCTCCGCTGCCGCCGCGACCATGTGCTCTACGACGTCTGGGAGCGGCAGGGGTATATCAAAACCACGGAGGGCAACGTAGTCCATTACGGCTTCATTGAGAAGTTTATCGAAGAGCTTGGGGAGAAGTTCAATATCAAGGAAATCGCATTTGACCGCTGGAACGCCACGCAGATGGTCCAAAACCTCGAAGATATGGGCTTCACCGTCGTGCCGTTCGGCCAAGGCTATAAGGATATGTCGCCGCCCTCCAAGGAACTGTATAAGCTGCTTATGGGCGGTCAAATCGTCCACGGAGGCAACCCCGTGCTCAAGTGGATGGCGCAGAACGTGGTCATGCGCCAGGACCCGGCCGGCAACATCAAGCCGGACAAGGAAAGATCCACTGAGAAGATCGATGGGATCGTGGCCTTGATCATGGGTCTCGACCGGGCCATACGCAACGAAAGCTCCGAGTCTGTCTACGACAGCCGGGGCCTTTTATTTCTTTGAATTGAGGGAGGGAAACGCTTATGAGCATTTTTTCAGGGCTTTTCAAGTCGCGTGACAAGCCTCAAAACCGCACGCCAGGCGGCGGCTACGCTTTCTATCTCGGCGGTACCACATCCGGCAAGGCGGTGACGGAGCGTTCCGCCATGCAGATGACTGCTGTCTACTGCTGCGTCCGCATTCTGGCGGAGGCCATCGCCGGTCTGCCGATCCACATTTACCGCTACAAGGACGACGGCGGCAAGGAGAAGGCGCTCGACCACCCCCTGTATCTGCTGCTGCATGACGAGCCGAACCCGGAGATGAGTTCATTCGTGTTCCGGGAAACGCTCATGACGCACCTGCTTCTGTGGGGCAACGCCTACGCGCAGATCATACGCAACGGCAAGGGCGAGATCGTGGCGCTTTATCCGCTGATGCCTAACAAGATGACGGTCGACCGGGATTCGGACGGCCGTCTCTATTATTCCTATCAGCACACGACCGACGAGGCGAACACCATGAAAACGAGCACGGTCGTGCTGAAGCCTTCCGACGTGCTGCACATCCCCGGCCTCGGGTTTGACGGGCTGGTAGGCTACAGTCCCATTGCCATGGCCAAGAACGCCATCGGCATGGCGATCGCCTGCGAGGAGTACGGCGCTAAGTTCTTTGCAAACGGCGCGGCTCCGGGCGGCGTTCTGGAACATCCCGGCACCATCAAAGACCCGGCAAAGGTGCGGGAAGCCTGGCAGTCCCAGTTCGGCGGGAGCGGCAACGCGAACAAGATCGCCGTGCTTGAGGAAGGCATGAAGTACACGCCCATCGGGATCTCTCCCGAGCAAGCGCAATTTCTGGAAACGCGAAAGTTCCAGATCGATGAGATAGCTCGAATTTTCCGGGTGCCGCCCCATATGGTCGGCGACCTTGAAAAGTCGAGCTTTTCTAATATTGAGCAGCAGTCGCTCGAATTCGTGAAGTACACTCTCGACCCGTGGGTATCGCGCTGGGAGCAGTCCATCCAGCGCACGCTCCTTACCCCGGAGGAGAAAAAACTGTATTTCGTGAAGTTCAACGTAGACGGGCTGCTTCGCGGCGACTACCAGAGCCGCATGAACGGGTACGCCGTGGGCCGCCAGAACGGCTGGATGTCCGCCAACGACATCCGTGAGCTTGAAAACCTCGACCGCATTCCGGCAGAGGACGGCGGCGACCTGTACCTCATCAACGGCAATATGCTCCCTCTTGCGAACGCGGGGGCTTTTGCGAATACAGATACCAACGATGATGGAAAGGAGGATGTTTCCGAAAATGAAGAACAAGAAGTTCTGGAACTGGACGAACCAGTCGGAAAGCGAAACGCCCGAAGAGCGGGTGCTTGAACTGTACGGCACCATCGCGGAGGAGACCTGGTGGGATGACGACATCACCCCTAAGATGTTCCGTGACGAACTGTTTGCCGGCAACGGCCCGGTGACCATCTGGATCAACTCGCCCGGAGGCGACTGCGTGGCGGCAAGCCAGATCTATTCCATGCTCATGGATTACACCGGCGACGTCACCGTGAAGATCGACGGCGTGGCCGCGTCCGCCGCGTCCGTCATCGCCATGGCGGGTACGAAGGTGCTCATGGCCCCCACGGCTCTGATGATGATCCACAACCCCATGACCGCCGCGATCGGCGACAGCGAGGAGATGCAGAAAGCCATTGAGATGCTCGCCGAAGTCAAGGAGAGCATCATCAACGCCTACGAGATCAAGACAAATCAGTCCCGCGCGAAGCTCTCGCACCTCATGGACGCCGAGACCTGGATGAACGCCAACAAAGCCGTGGAACTGGGTTTCGCGGACGACATTCTGACAGACGACAAAAAGGCTCTCCCGGACGACGTCAGCTTTGCCTTTTCCCGCAAAGCTGTCACTAATTCTCTGCTTGGGAAAATGCGCATTCGACCCGCCGAGCCGAAAGCAGCTCCCGAAGGACGCTCTGTCGACGAACTCAAAGAGCGCCTGAACGCCATCAAAAACTATCTTTAACAGGAGGATCTGACTATGAATATCGTGGAAATGCGCGACAAACGCGCGAAGCTGTGGGCCACCATGGAGGGTTTCCTCGACACCCACCGCACCGAAAAGGGCGTCCTCTCGAGCGACGACGACGCCACCTACAACAACATGGAAAAGGAACTGAACGACCTCACCAACGAGATCCGGCGCATGGAGCGCAAGGACGCCATCGAGCAGGAACTGAAGAAGCCCGTTGACGCGCCTATCACCGAAAAGCCCATGAAGCCCGAAGCGGAGGACAAGCGCGGCCGCGCGTCTAACGCCTACAAGGAGGACTTCGGCCGCCATCTCCGCGGCAAGCTGCTGGTTCACAACGTGCTTTCCGAGGGCGTCGACGCCAACGGCGGCTATCTTGTCCCGGAGGAATTCGAGCGTCAGATCGTTACCGCGCTGGACGAATTCAACGTGATGAGGACCCTCTGCAAGGTCATCACCACCGCAAACGAGCGCAAGATCCCCGTCGCCGGCACGCATTCCGCCGCCGCGTGGACTGCCGAGAACGCGTCCTTCACCGAGAGCAACCCCACCTTCGACCAGAAAACCATCGACGCCTACAAGCTTACCGACCTCATCAAGGTCAGCATCGAGCTGCTCGAGGACAGCGCTTTCGACCTGGAAACCTACATCGCCCAGGAGTTCGCACGCGCCTTCGGCATTGCCGAGGAAGAGGCGTTCTGCACCGGCGACGGCGCCGGCAAGCCCACCGGCCTGTTCACCGCCAACGGCGGCACGGTCGGCGTTACTACCGCAGGAGCAACCATCTCCGCCGACGACGTGATCTCTCTCGTCTACGCGCTGAAGTCTCCGTATCGCAGAAACGCTCGTTTCCTGATGAACGACTCCACTGTTGCACTTCTTCGCAAGCTGAAGGACGGCAACGGCGCGTACCTGTGGCAGCCCTCCGTGCAGGCCGGTCAGCCTGACAAGCTGCTCGGCTACGACCTCTTTACCAGCCCGTATGCGCCCACCGTCGCGGCAGGCGCGTTCGCCATCGCGTTCGGCGACTTCAACAACTACTGGATCGCCGACCGCACCGGCAGAACGGTTCAGCGCCTGAACGAACTGTATTCCACTAACGGCCAGGTCGGCTTCGTCGCCACCGAGCGTGTGGACGGCAAGATCATCCTGCCCGAGGGGATCCAGCTCATGCAGGTGAAAGCCTAACGAAGGGAGGCGGCGGCGATGAGCGCCCTTCTTGAGAAGGTCAAACAGAATCTGATCCTTGAGCACACGGCGGACGACGAGCTGATCGAACGGCTCATCACCGCCGCCATTTCTTATGCTGAAAGCTATCAGCATATCGCAGCTGGTTCCTATGCCGACGAAAGCAAAATGCCGCCCACCACGGAGCAGGCGGTCATTATG